GCAGGACCCACCATCGCTGTCCGAAGCCCAGATTACTTTGATAATCGATCAAAGATTGGCCTCTACAATGGAGCAGATGCGCTCTATGATAGAGGGTCTGGTGCAGAAGCAGACATGTGGGTCGTCGGCAGGTGCGAAAGAGTCCCCTCACACAGAGGGGACCCCAAAGGGCATCCTCAAGTCAGAGAACGATTCCGAGAAATCTTCCCAGACGTCGAGAGTGGCTTTCACTACCCCTCAAGGAGTGCAGCAGCCATCAAGTCCAGCATCAGGGAGTACTACTCCCCTGCCACCCCAGGGGTCCACCTTGACGAAGGGCGAGCTCGCAAGGCGCAAGAAGTCCTCACAAAAGATTTCCAAGCAGCTGGTTTCGAATGGTCTCTTGTCCATCTTAGCGACGGACTCGATAGAGACGCGTTTGACCGAGTGTTCGACGGAGTCTTTGAGGATCTTTGCCGAAGTCTTAAGCTCACTTCCTCCCCCGGTTACCCATACCTCCTCGAGTACGGCCTCAACGAACAACTCCTCCAAAACCGGAGCTCCCAGCTCAGGGACAGGACAAGAGAACGTTGTTGGCGCATCTACTCAGGGCAAGCAGAAGAAGTCGAAAGCCGGCACAGGCCAGACTACTACCGCAGGCTCAGGGAATGGGAAGAAGAAGACCTCGCCCAAGGTCACCTCAGAAAGCGCACTCTCTCCGGAGATGGAGCGCATTTGCCAGACGATCGCCAAAGGACTCCTGCAGGCGCAGGGTTCTGGATCGAAGAAGGCCTGAGGGACCCTGTGAGAGCGTTCCCGAAGGGACAGGCGCTGCCTACAAGGAAGCGCCTCCCTAGGATCATCTCACAAATCTCCGTGGTGGACCAGCTCGTGGAGCGGTTCTTCTTCCAGGGATACACGGACAAGGAGCTAGACTTCTATCCAATGTTACCGACGAAGAAGGGCATCGGCTTCAACGAGGAGCACGCACACGCCATCGGCGAGAGCGTGCGTCTCATCGCGGAGGCACTTGGTGTTGACCCTGTCGTCTCGGACGTCAGCGGATGGGAAAGGCAACTAACGCAGATTCTCACTACGTTGGTAGCCCGCCACATCTACATGACGGCCGACGAAGTCACGAAGGACACCGCCACCGTAACCCTCATGAGGGCTCTTCGGTGGTGGAGCGGTTCCCTAATGACAGCGCCGTACGTGCTTGATACCGGTGAAATCATCGATTTCAAGCAAGCCAGGGTGCAGCAATCCGGCGATTTCCTCACGACGACCTGCAACGGGATCGCGAGAGGGATCTGCGCCGTCTACGTGGGCTCAAAACCCGCGAACAACG